GCCTTGTGCCGGCAGAAAGCGTCTACGGCGATTCTGCCGTGCGGCTGGGTCTGAAGGGCGAAAAGCTGTATCAATGTCAGAACTGCAATGCCAGAGTAGGTTGTCACAGGGGGACGGTTCGCCCTCTTGGTGATCTGGCCAATGAAGTGCTGCGTCTCAAGCGTCTTGTTGGCGTTGGCAAAATCACTGTACTTGCCGCCGCCCATAGCCACGTCCGCCACCTTGGCGTAATCCTGCGCCGCCGCCTCCAGCAGCGCCTTGCCGCCCTTGCCGGTCACAAATTCCTTGCTGCGCTGCATCTTCCCGCCGGACAGTCGGTATACCGCCTTTTCAATGCCCGTCGCCACCACGTTCTTGGCTGCCACCACCGGAACAAATCCGGCGTTGCCCACCACGTTCCGTACATGGGTGCGGACATTGCCCAGCATGGCCAGATACCGCCATGCGTTCCATTTGTCCTTGAAGCGGGAGGGCATCTGCTTGCCGATATCCCGGTAGATGTTTGCCAGCACCGCGTCCCGCTCCGCCTGATCGGCGGCTTTCATGAACTGCTCCGCCAGCGTCTGGTCGATCTTCAGCTTCGGGGCCTTGTCGTCGCCGTATTCCTCGTTCAACTGTGTTTGCAGGTTCGCAATGCTGCGCTGTGCCTGATAAAGCTGCGTCTCCGGCGACAGCTGCTTCAGAATCCGGGTGGCCTGCAAAGCCTGCGCCGCGCTCCGCTGGTGCTGCACCATGTCGGAAAGCACGTCCAGCGCCGTCTCCGTGTCGCCGCTGTTGGCCGCGTTGTTATAGAGCGCCCAGCCCATGGCCGTGTTCTTCTTGGACACGTTGCCGGCTTTCATGGCCGACTTCCAGTCAGTCAGCGCCTGCGCCCAGCCCACACGCTTGATCGTGCGGCTGGCGTCGGCAATGGCCGCCTTGTCGGAATACACCTCATAGGAGTACTTGCCCTCCAGCGCCAGCGTCTCGATATCCGGCACCATCTCCTCCGGCGTGGCCTTGGCCTCCAGTACCGTCCGCACCGTCTGGGAGATTTTTTCGTCCTCGCTGCTCTTCTTGGGCAGCTGAATATCCCGCGCCGCCTTTTCGCCGCCTGGGAACACGCCGTATTTCTCCCGGTATTCCGCCAGCCGTTCCTCCAGTTCCCGCATCCGCGCCGCCTGCTGCACCCGCATAGCGTCCTTCTCCCGGCCCAGCAGGTCTTGCAGGCTGCTCCTGCCCTCCAGTTCCTTCAGCTGACCTTCCACAACGGTCACACGGTTGGTGTCCTGTGTGATCTCATTTTTCAGCTGTGCGATGCGCTTGGCGTTTTTCTTCTCCCCCGTATAGGAGAGCTCTGTCAATTCCGCCCGGTTGGCCGACAAGCGGGCTTCATACCCCTCCAGCCGTCCTACCTTGTCCTTATACTCCGCCAGAAGCTCCCGCTCCCGCTCGTTTTTAACGGAATCCTCCGCCGTCGTGTTCAGGATTTCCCGGTTAGATGTCCCGCGCTTCTGAAACAGTGCACTCTCGCCCAGTTCGCCATCGGGGCGCGCCGTATATCCATAATGCTTCAAGACGTTTTCCGGCAGAATATCCGGAAAGTACCTGTTGACATAGTCCAGCAAACTGGATATACTAATAGTAGAACCGGTTAGAGTAGCGGGTACGCCCGTGACCTCTGGGGATAGGCTCCCAGCCGGTTCTGTTTTTGTGCCTATCGAATACAAAACATCTACGGAAGTCACTTCATTGGACGCCCTGTTGACAACGAACTGTACGATGTACGGTTCGTTTTTTGCGTTTTTGGCAGCGCCGATCAGCACATAGGAAGCATCAACGGTGTCTTTCTTCGGCGTCAGTTCGTTGATGCGGACTGCGTTTTTCAGAATCTCTCCTGCTTTCAGGGTCACGGGTGCGTTGGTGGAAAACCGACGGTCAAGGCCGTGCCGCAAGCCCTTTGCACTCAGGATCACATCCGTATCTGTATCATCCACGTGGATAACGGCATTCCCATTTTCGTTGGTGCTGCCTACCGTCTTTGCCGCCGCAATAGCTCTGGCGATAATGTTTTTTCTCGCCTCGCTGCTGGCGGCATAATTTGCGGTGTCGTCCACCGTCGTCACCTGCATATCCGGCTTGGCCGTCAACGCCGCATAGGAGTAATCCCGCGCCTGCTGGCTCACGCCCTCGTCCGTCGCTGCCATAGTCTGGACATTGCCCAGTCCCTCCACAAACAGGTCGCTCAGCTTGTCCAGCGCGTCCGCCATCTGCTGCACCTTCCGGCCCTCCTCGCTGTTGGGCGTCATGTTCTGATAAAGGCCCCGCACACTTTCCAGCAGCTTGCCCACAAGGTCTTTCAGCTTTTCCCACAGCGTCTTGTCCGTCTTTTTCAGCGCGGCGATCTTCTCAGCGGCGTTGGTGTCGGTCAGCATGGCCTCCATGCTGTCGGCCACCACCTCCTCATAGGCTGTCTCATAGTCCACACCCAGCACTTCCCGCTTTGCCAGCACAAGAGCGTCCACATCCACGCCCTGCTCGCCATACCGGGAGAACAGGTATTCCGCCAGCTTGTCAAAGCTCTCCCGCGCGTTCTGGTGGATCAGGTGGGTGTACTCATGCCCCAGCGTGTACAGGATGGTCCCCTCGCCGTTGTTGCCCGCGTTGATATCCACATAGATGTTGCCGGTCTTGTGATCATAAAAGCCGTTGGGCGCGTTCTCCGCGCTGCCCAGCAGTGCCGCCACGTCCTTCTGGTCAATGGTGCGCTTGCCCTCCGCGTCCTGCGTGGTGGAATAAAGATGTACCTCGCCGTTCACCGCTTGGGTGATGGCCTCGGCCAGCTTCACGCTGGTACGCTGGATATCCGTAAAGGACTTCCGGTCAACGCCTTGCTCATATACCACCTTGCCGCTCTTCACCGGGGCGGCTTTTTCGCTGCTCTCCCGGCGCATAGCTACGCCCAGGTCATAGGCCAGCTTCCGCTGTGCGTCCGTCAGGTCAGCGTTGAACCCATCTCCGCGCATGCCGGTACCGTACTGTCCGGCCCGGTATGCCTCCTGTGCGCCCAGCACATAGCGGTAGCTGTCGCCCTGCGTATAGGCCCGCGCAATGCTGCCCTGCACCGCCGCCGGAAGATCGGAGTTTGCCAGTCCTTCATATACCTCGGCGGTATTCCGGTCGGCAAACTGTACATCCTGCGCCGCCACCGATTCACCCGTGGACAGCCGAAGCTTCCCATCCTTGTCCACGCCCTCCACGGACACCTCCTGTCCGTTATAGGTGGTCTTGCCGTCCCGTGACGCCTGATACTCTCCCTTGATGCCGGCCTTTTCTCTGGCCTGCTGCATGGCGTCCTGATACCGGCCCTGCGCGGCGGTCTGAACGGCCATGTTGCCGCCGCCCATAATGCCACCGGCCAGCGCACCGGCGCCGAAGTCCAGCGCAATGTCCTTGATCGTCTCGCCCACGACCTTCTGCTGTGCTTCCTGATAGCTCATGCCGCCCGCCATATATACGGCGATCCGCTGCTCCACGTCGGCCATACCGCCGTTGATCACCTTATCCCACCACAAATTGGCAAGGTCGGTGAACATCTCCTCGCTTCCCTCGATACCACCCTGAATGGCGGCATTTTTCAGCATTCCGGCCAGCTTCTGCTTTGCCGTGCCCGTGGGCAGCTTCATGTGGATCAGGCTTTCCAGACTTACCTTCTCAAAAAAGCTTTCCATCACGCCCGCCGCCACACCGGTGACAATAGCGTGGCCATCGTCCAGTCCCCGCTCCTTTGCCGCCACCATCGCGTCGGTCGCCGCCGCGCCGCCCAGCGTGGCCGAAGCGGCAGCAGGAGGAACGCCCAGCGCCGCCAGTGCCACCGTGGCCGCGCTGTCCAGCATGGACGTACCCACGCCATACGCAAACGCCGCCACGTCGCCGTGGTCATACTGGAGGTTTTTCGTCACCTCGCCCCGCACACCGCTGGCGTAGGCATAGGGCAGCATGGCCGGGGCGTTATAGTCCGTGGGCGTGTTGGGGTCGGCCAGTTTCCGCAGCGCCGCGTCGATAGCGCCTACACCGCTCAGAAGGTTGGCAGGAACAGACAGCAGCGTGCCGCCAATAGGCGACTTCTCGCCCTCATTCCGCGCCATCTCCTGCACCTTGGCGTACCGCTCCGCGTTCTTCTCCCGCTTGGGGATATTTCGATAGTAATTCACCAGCTGCGAAAGCTCATCCTCCGAGAAACCGGACGCCAACAGTGCCTCCCGCGCAGCCTGTTTCCGCGCGGCATCGACATGCGCAGCAGCTGCGGGAACGCCTGTTGTGTCTGTCAGCACCTCCAGCGCGGCGGTCTGATTCTCCGTCAGATTGTCCAGCGCCTCGCGGCCCTTACTATCATACTGGATACTCTCGGCTTTGTTCAGGTCGGCCTTCATCGCGGCGTAAGTACGCTCTGCCTCCGACTTTTGGGGATTGTAAGCGCCAAAAGCGTGAATATTATAAGGCTCCTTGCTCTCCTGTGCCTTTTTCCCGGCCCGTTCCACCTCCGTGCGGTAATCGTCCAGATCAAGCCCCGCCAGCCGCCGGTACTCCTGGAGATACGCCTTCTGCTGGGCCTTTTCGTCTGCCAGTTCCTTTTCGGATTTTTGCCGTCCTCTGGCAAAAGAGAACCCGCCCAGAAACGTCCCGTAGGGAGAGACTACCTGTCTCTCCCGCTTTTTCGCTGCCGTGGTCGTGGTCGCCGGTGCTGTCACGGTCTGTCTGGCGGCAGTCTGCGTCTGCCCAAGCCGGATATCACCGGACAAGCCGGAATCCTCCATTTTCTTCATGAAGCTGTCCCGCCAGTCACCGTACTGCTCCGGTTCTTTTCTATAAAAAACCTGCACATCGTCCGTGCTGCGGATGTCGTTCTCAAGGCCCGCCGCCTGCATTTTCTTCTTGTAAATATCCTGCCAACCCATGGGCCGTCCTCCTTACTTACCGGGGTTTTTCAGCGCATATACCAAATCACTGTACTGTTTTTTGGTGATATTGCCATTTTCATACATAGACTCCAGCGCCATAAGCTGTCCCTGCGTCGAGGCGCTGGACGCCGAAGCCAGCCGCAGCGCCGTAGACGAAGTATATTTCTCCGCGTCCTGCTGCTTCCCGCTGCTCTTGCCGCCGCCGGAACTCCCTCCGCCGCTGCTCTTTGCCGCCGCAGCCGCCTGCGCCTGTGCCTGCTGCCATGCAAATTGCTCACGGGAAAGGGCCATCTGCTCGTTGAACTGCCGGACGGATTCCTCATACTGTCTGCGCCACTGCTCGTCCGCAATGCCGTTGCGGTAGTCGGTGTAGGCGAAGTCTCTGGCGTCGCCCCACATACCATAATCCAGATTCCGTTCCGAATCATACCGGCCCGACAGGAAATTCCGCTCCGTCTGCCAGTCGCCGACTTTATCCCGATACTGGCCGTATTCCTGCTGGTACTGATCCGCCAGCAGGCTGTACTGGGTCTTGAGGTCGTCGCCCTCCATCTGATACCGGCTCAGTGCCAGCTGATAAAGCTCCGGCACCACATCGTTCAGGTTTTGCAAATAGGCGTCGTACTGCTGCTGGCCCACCGCCTGCCCGTAGGTGCTACCGTAGCCGCCGGTCAGCGCCGCCGCCTGGCCCATGGTGTCCTGCATGGCCTGCTTGCCCTGCTGCACATACTTGTCCTTGTACTGCTGGTAAAGCGCGTCGCCGTTCAGATCATAGCTGAACTTCTTCCGCTTTCTGATGGCGTCCAGCGCCTCCTGCATCTGCTGGCCATACTGTCCGCCTGTCCAGTCTCCCGGCTTCTGGCTCTCCAGCTGCGCAAGCCGCTCCGCCAGCTTCTTGACCCGGTCGCTCTCCTGATAATCTTTATAAGAAAATGCCATACTGTCGTTTCCTCCTTATGTTGTCTCCGGCCCTGCGATACGTTTCCACATGTGTACCACCAGATACGGCGGCATGTTGTTGTGGCTCCCTCCGCCGCCCGCCGCGCTGATGCTCAGGCTGTGGCTGTGGCTGCCGTCTGTGCTGGTGTAGAAGGTGTAGTGGCTGTCGGACGCGCCCTTGCCCTCTGCCGTCTGGCTGCTGCCGCCGCTCTGGTTGCCGGAAAAGCTGTGGCTATGTTCACCGCCGGACTCGATGCTGCCGCCGTGGGTGTGGCTGGGCATCTGGCTGGCGGTCAGTATCACGGAAGCTTCGCCACCCGTGGCTCCCACTGCGTACAGACCTTCGCTGCTGGCCAGCAGGAATTTTCCCGCGATCCGCTCCCAGTACGTCCCCGGAAACAGCGCCTCCGGGTCCGCGTTCTCCGTCACGGACATGTAGATACTGCCCACCGGATAGATGGCGTCAATGGTCAGCACACTGGGCAGCAGCGGCGTCACCACGCTCTTGATGATGTCCGCCAGCGTCTGCCCGCCTACGGTCAGCCCATCCGCGATCTCCACGGACTTGGCGAATTTCGCCATCCACTGGCAGTCCAGATAGTCGTCGTTCTCCGCATACTTTCCGAAAGCTGCGCCTTTACCGCCACTTTTCAGGTGGAATGTCACCGACTTGGTGGGCACCGCCCTGGTATACGTGACGCTGTTGCCCACCTTGTCCGTGGCCGTCAGGCGCACCGTGTAGCTCTGCATGGTGGAGATGTCGGCGCTCCCCGTCACCATGCCCGTCACGCCGCTTTGCAGCGCCACCTCCGCGCCGTAGTCTGCCGCGTCCAGCGCCTTATAGGCCGCCGTCAGCGTCACGGTGTTCTCCCCGTTCAGCCCGGTGCAGCCCGCCGTGGCCCTGGCCGCGATATGTACGCCGTCATCCGCCGCCAGCAGCGCGTCGTCGCAGCGGTAGACGCTGGCCTCCGTGATGGTGGGCGGCGCATAGGCCAGCGCCTCCACCTCCACCGTCTCCGTGGTGGTGTTGCCCCGGCTGTCCGTCACCATGCACCGCACCGTGGCCGCCGTGCCGGTCAGCGCCTTTGTGGTAGCGGTGTTGTCCACCGCCGCCACTGTCTCCCCGTCGTACTGCACCGAGAAGCCCACAATGGTGGCATTGAAGTTCCCGCTGGCCTTGCTGGGGTCAAAGGTGATCTTCACCTTGGAATACCCCACCACCCAGGCGTTGATGCCGGGAATCAGGCTGTTGTCCCGCTCTGCGCTGATCCACCCATCCGTCACCGTGGGGGCCGCCCCATCCGGAGGATACAGCGTCAGCCGCGCCGTGGCCGTTCCCTTGTTGGTGCTGCCGTAGTAGGTGGTGCAGGTGATGGTGCAGGCCGCGCCGCTGGTGGTCACCTTGTCGATCAGGCTGGTGGGCGGCGTCCACTCGCAGCTGGCCCCCACCCCAGTGGCGATGGTGCCGGTCTCCCCGCCCACCGTGTACGTCACCTTGTGGGTATAGCGGCGGTCGCCCCGGTTGGTATAGATGGTCACCTTCTCCCCCAGCTTTGCCCCGTTCTTGCTCAGTGTCGGGGTAGACGCTCCCGCCGTAGGCCCTGTGGTGCCGCCTCCGCCGCTGCTACCGCTGGAATAGGAACCGATGCTGGTGGTATACGTCAGCGTCTTGCCGCCGCGGGGCGCGTTGGTGCCCAGGGTAATGGAAATGCTGACGCTGCTGGCGGTGGTACTGCCGGCCACATAGAAACTGGCGCTGTACGCGCCGCTGTTCCAGCGATCCGGCGAATTCTCCTTCAGCCGCTTCTTCGTCCCGTTTACCGTCACGTCGATATAATAGCCGAAGTAACTGCCGCCGCTGCATCCGCCCAGTGACACCGTCACATAACCGGAATATGACGTGCTGCCCGAACTTACGCGGTAGATGTTATCGGAGATGTTGACCGTAAGTGTCGGCCCGCTTCCCCAGCTGTAGCTGCTCATGAATTACCTCCCGCCCAACGGAATGAAAGCCCGTTGCCGTCGTCTATCACCCAGTTGGGAAACGTCACCGTCCCCGTGTGGATGCCTGTCACATACAGCGCGTCGTTGGCGAAATACGCCACCTCGCCGCCGTTCACGTAGAAGGACAGTTTCTTCGTCGTCCAGATGCTCATGTTCTGGCTCCGGTCGATCTCCTCATACTCCTTGCCGCCTACCGTCTCCTTCACGCCGGTCACCTGAATGTCCTGGCCGATGGCGATACCGATAATGGGCGTCAGCCCCTCATAGCCCACCACGCCCTGGCGGATGTAGCCATTGGTGGCAGCAATGAAGTTGTTCACGATCTCGCTGCGTGTGCTGATCTCCTGCTCCAGTCCCGCCGCCGTGGCCGTGATGGTGTTCTCCATGTTCTCCTGGAAGGTGCCGAAGTCCGAAATGGCCACATATTCGCTCCGCAGCGTCTGCTCCACCTTCTCGATTGTCTGGCGCACTTCGTTGGCGTTCTTGATGATGAGGGATTTCAAATCCGCCTGGGTCTGCTGCATCTCCTCCCGGGTGGCCCCGCCCAGGGCCGCCGCCGTCTCCTGGGAAAAATTCTCCGCCGTCAGGTTGTTCAGGCTGCTGTTCAGCGTGTCCACCAGCCGGTAGAGATACCGCCGCACGTCCTGCAGCTGCTGGGCCTTGTCCCCCTGCAGCATGGGCGGAGAGGGAATTACTACCATCCGACATCACTCCCCAGCTCCAGAATCTTGGCAATGGAGAACACCCGCACAACGCCCTTGCCCTCCAGCCGCAGCTTCATGTGGTCGCACCGCCGGGGGATCACCGGCACCGTAAACGTCCCCGTCCCTCTCCGGCGCACCGTCCCGGCATGCTCCCACCTGCCGTCTGAATCATACTGGCAGTAGAGCCGCAGCTCTCCGCCGTTCTCAACCTGCAGCCGGATGTTGTACCGGCTCAGATACTTCTTGTCCGGGTACTCATACCCGATCACGCCGCTCTCCGCCATCCACTCCAGATCCGTCTCCGGCGTTCCCTGCGTTCCCAGCACACACATGAGCTTCTTTGTGTCCGCGTCGATGTAGTAGAGGTCGTCGTTCATGGCGGCAAAGCACATGGCGTGGGTGTTGTCCTCCCGGTGCCACATGCCCTTCCCCGCGTCGTAGCAGAACAGGTGCCATGCCCCGCCGCTGTCCTTCATGGACAGGTAGTACTTCCCGTTGAAGCTGCCGCCCACGGCCCCGGAATACCGCTCCTCGCCCAGTGCCGCCCCCATCGAGGTGGGGAAGCTCCCGTCATAGGCGCACACGGCCGTCCGGGACTTGTAGAACAGCACCTCGTTCACCACGCACAGGCTGCGGAAGCTGCCGCTCTGTACGCCCCGGCCCACCGTCTCCGTCACCTGGTGGGCGCCCACGGCGCTGATGGCCACCCGGTGGATCACATTCTCCTTGAAGAACGTAGGATAGCCCAGGTAGTTGGCGCACCCCGTCCACGCCCCATCTGAACCCACAGAAGCGGCCCAGGCGTCCGTGGAGATACCGGCGTATACCCGCCAGTTGCGGAAGTCGCCCAGCTTGCAGCAGTACAGCTCGTTCACGGCCTTGCCGTCCACCATGCCGTACTTGCAGCCCCAGATACGGTTCTGGGCCTCGCACACATAGTCCATGTCCGGCACCGCCCGCTTTACCGTCACGGTGCCCTCCGTCTGCTCATAGGTCAGGTCGATCAGGCCCACCACCACGATATAGTCCTCATCCTTGGCATAGATGATCTTCGTGCCGTTCAGCTCCTCAAATTGGGCCTGCACCACGTCGCTGTCGCCGCCATAGGCCGCGCCGCTGATCTCCACGCCGTCCCCCTCCTGGAAGGGCTTGCCGATGCCCACCGCCTGGATCTTGGTGTACACCGTCGCCACGCCGATCCACATCTCGCTGCTCTCGCTCCACATCATCAGGCTGTGGGGCGTCTGCGTGGTGTCGATCCAGTATTCGCCGCCCTTGGGCTCCTCCGGCTTGGTGGCGGACACCTTGCTCAGGGGGCTGCCGTCCGCGCCGCACAGAAGATACGTCACCGTGCCGCTGCTCGCGTAGCTCGCCTCCAGACCGCCGAAGTCCGTCAGGTCTTTTGTGTTCAGATACTTCTTATCCGGCCAGATCAGCAGGTACGCGCCCATGCTCACCAGCTGCTTTTCGCCCTCCGTCAGCGTCAGGCCCATAATCTCTGCCCCGTTGTAGTAGAGCTTCCCGCCGTCCGCCCACGCCATAGCGTCCTTGGCCAAAATCCCCTGGGGCGTCTCCATCTGCCGCACCACGCCGCGCCTTGCGCGGCTCTGCAGCAGCGGATAGCCGTCCGAGGACATATTCTTCATGTCATAAAAGGCATTGGCCGCAATGCTCCTGTTGTGGTCATAGCCTGCAAAGGTCGAGATCATCTCCCGGCTCTGCCCCTGTTCTGTCAGTGTGGGAAACTGCATTGCCGCCCCTCCTTACCAGTATTTCACGCTTGCGCCCACGCTCTCGTGGGTGCGGTTGTACCAGTTGCGATACTCCCCATACGCCGTCATAAACAGCGTGATAGAGTTGTTGTACTTGCCCAACTCCCCGTTCAGCCGATCCACCTGGGCCGCCAGATACAGGGGGTACATCCTGTCATAGGGTGTCGGCGCCGTCAGCTGGGCTTCCACGTCGTCCCCCAGCACAGGGATTTCCGCCGTCTCGCCGCCCCGGTAACACCGCACGATCTCCCTTGTCACCATAGCCTCCAGCTCGTTCAGCCAGCCGATCTTATCCTCCTGGGTGAACACATTGGGCTTCTCTCTGTCCAGCGCCTCCAGCGCCTGCATGATGGTCATGCCCCATCCCTCCTTTTGAAGAAAGGGGGCACACCGGCCCCCTTGTTTTCTCACATATCGCCGCCCTGCATGCTCCGGCGGATGGCCTCCTGCTGATAGCGGTATGCCTCCCGCTTCTGCTTTTCGCTCAGGCGCAGCACCTCTGCCACGCACTCCGGCACTTCCACTTCCTCACCTCTGCGGATCAGGAAGCTTCTGCCGTTCACGGCCACATACTGCTCCGTGTCGCCGTTTTCCAGCAGCGGCAGCAGCACCTTCACCATCTTCTCCTTCTTGGGCTTTTCCGCCTTCTTGGGAGGCTCCGGCGTGGTCTGAGGGATGTCCTGTGCGGTCTGTACAGTCTGGGCGATGTTCAGGTTTTCATTATCCATGTCGTTTTCCTTTCTTCTGCGGCGGGGGAGCGTATCCCCCGCCGCGCAGTATGTCAGTTGGCGTCCACGGTGCCGCTCCACTCAGCGGAAACGGATTCGATACGCACCATATTCTGCTCCAGCAGGATCTTGGCGGTAAGGATGCCCTTCCAGCCCACGGTGGAGCGCTGGTTCAGGGGATCTTCACCGGCGCCGAGAGGCTTGACGATGGTCTGGAGGCCGCCGCCCGTCACCTCGGTCACACCGTAGGCATTCTTGCCCAGCACCAGCGTGGAGAACACGCCGTAGTAGGTGGCGGGATCACTGCCGCTGCCCGCGGACTTCTGGGGACAGTCGCTGTCCTTCCATACCTTGGCCTCGGTGGATTCCACGAAGCGCACACCGGCCACCTTGCCGATCTCGCCGGTAAACAGGTTCTCCGGCTGGGCATACTTGTGGGCGTCGATCCACTCAGGGTCACGCTGCAGGTCGTAGGCCACATAGGGGTGGATGATCGCCACATAGTCGCCGTTGAAGGTAGGCACGTTGTTCTTCTTCAGGGTGGCAACGGCCTTCTGGATCATCTTCACGGTCAGCTGGCTGGTGGTGTTCATGTTCTTGCGCAGGGTCACGGCGGTCTCGGTGCCGCTGGCCACGGTGGGGCAGAACAGCACGTTGTTGCCGGCAGACAGCTGATTGCGCACCACGGTATCCATGGTCACGCCCGCCTGTGCGCCCAGCAGCTGGGTGGCCTCCACGATCACATTGTCAATGGCGGTCAGATCCAGCACGTCGGACACACGCACGAAGTAGCCGTACTGCGCCACGGTGGCGGTCAGGCTGGTCACGTCCAGCGCACCGCCGTTGGGGGTCACACCTTCCGTCAGGGCGGTCAGCGCCTTGGGCAGCTGGTTGAACTTGCGGAACTCAATGGTCTTACCGCTGCCCTTGGGGATGTCGCGCTTCTGGCCGAACTGGCTATGCACCAGATTGGGGCCTGCCTCACGCAGCAGCACCTTGTCATAGAAGGTTTTCATTTCCGCCGACAGGTTGTTGCCGGTGGAGTTGGAGCCGGTGGTGTTGGTCACATCAGCAAACAGCTGCATGTCCAGCGCCATCATAAAAAAGTCTTTAACGGTTTTCATAAATCTCCCTTCCGGAGAGGTCAGAAGCAGATCTTCTCGCCCCTCCTTGCACGTTGGATGAGATCATCCATATCCTTGTCGGAGAGCTTCGACACGTCGCTCTTCATGGTCACACCGGCGCCCGCACCGTTTTCCGTGGGGCGCTGGCCCTGTGCCTGGATCTTGGCCGCCAGCTTCCGCTCCGTCTCCTGAGCGGTGTACTGCATGGCCTGCGGGATCAGCTGGTCGTGGTACAGACCCCAATAGGCGCCCTCCACGCTGGCCCCGTTCATCAACGCATTGAAGAACTGCGGGTTCCCCAGCTCCTTCTCCAGATCCAGTCCCGGATACTTCTGGGCGATGGCCTGCGCCTCCTGGGACCATTTGGCGATGTTCTGCTCCATCCGCTGGCGGCTCTCCCGTTCGGCCAGCTGCTCCTTCAGCTGCTGGTTCTCCCGCTCCGTCTTGCGGATGGCTTTCACCTGATCCACGCTGATGCCCAGACGCTCCGCCTCCTCCTGATAGAAGGCGTTGTCCTCCTCGATGGCAGCAGACAGCGCCTTGATATCGGCAGCGTCCACGCCATAGCGCTGGGACAGCATCTGCATCACCGGCTGCATGGCGCGGAATTTCTCCGCGTCAGCACTGGGGCCTTTCAGCCGCCGCGTCACCGTGTCCTGTACCCGCTTGGCATACACGTCCTTGAACTCGCCCTTGATGAGCGCGTCAAATTCCTTGCCAAGATCTCTTGCAGGCTCTGCCTGCTGCTGCGCCCCGGCGTCGGGTGCGTTCTGTTCAGCCTGCTGGCCAGTACCAGCCGCCGCGCCCGTGGTGCCCGCTGCTGTGCCGCCGTCCCCCTCTGCGAACAGCTGGAGACCGCGCCAACGGTACATATTTTTCATGGTATCCTCCTGCCCGTAGGTGGGCGAAACCGTAATCTGCCCGTCAGGTGGGCGAATCCATCATTAAGGCTCACGCCTGAATGTCACATACTCCGGATAATGGTGCGCCAGCAGCGCAAATCCCGTCGCCACCGTTCGCAGCGCCACAGCCGCCTCCCCCGCCGCGTCCTGCCGGGGACACAGCGTCACCGTGGCGTCGCCCCTGTCCACGTCCACGCGGGGCTTTTTGCGGAGCTTCCCCTGCTCATAGAAGTCCAACGCCGTCTGCGCCGCCGTATAGCACAGGATGGTGGCCGCCGCACACACCACGTCATGCCCCACGTCGGCCTGTCCCGCGTGGCCGGTCATCCGCAGCACATAGGTGCCGCCGCACCGTGAAAATTCTACCCGCACCATGGCTTACACCGGCGCGGCACGGTCTGCCGCTTCCTTTCTGGCGTTGGCGGTCACGCTGCTCTCGCCGCCGCTGTTGCCGATATCGGGAACGCTTCCCGGCATGGGCTGCTGCGTACCCTGCGCACCGCCCAGCAGCTGCATGGCGTAGTTGGTGCCCAGCTTCATATCCACCAGCTGGGCCATAGCCACCGCCTGCTGCTGGGCCATCATCAGACGCTGATACAGCGTTCCGTTGGCGCTGATGCGCTGCATGATCTGCTCCTTGCCGTCAAAGTCCATCATCTCCAGACACGCCAGCGCCTGGTCGGTCATCTGGGGATTGAAGAACCCCGCCCCGAAGAATTGCAGCGCCAGCTCATTCTGGGATAGCTTGCTGTAGGGGCTGGCCTTTTCCGCCGTGATCTCAATGTCGAACACCGGCAGCCGGTAGCCCATATCCACGCCCATCTCCATGCCCTGATACACAGGCTTGATTCCGGCGTTGGTGTAGCTGACGAAATCCTCCCGACCGTTCTCGCCCAGAATACGGAACTGACGGGGCAGGTCATAGAACTGGCGGATCAGCTCCACCACCAGCTCCACCACCTCACGGAAGGCACGGTAGGCCGCCTTATTGCCGTCCCGGCTCAGCTTGCTGCCCGCCTCCTGCATGGCCGCAATGGCGCTGGCCGCCGTCACGCCGGAGGTAGAGCCGCCGGTGGACACATCCCGGTTGCCGGTGGTCTCCTTCAGCTCGTCCACCTTTCTGTCCAGCACGTTCAGATAGATGCTGTTGAGCACCTTGCCCACCACCGGCAGGATGCTGTCCTGCCCCAGATTGCCGTCGGTATGCACGAAATCCTTCGTCATGTCGGCATATTCCTGCTCATTCACAGAGCCGTCGGAGCGAACGAAGTACCGGGGCTTGGCATTGGACAGCATATTCTGCATCACCGCCTGATCCCCGCGGTCGATGTACTCCTGGGCACCCTTGCCAATGTCAATATAGCCAAAGCCGCAGGGCGTCCCCTTCACACGGAACATGGGGTCGAACACGAAGGGATATTTCCCGTGGTCATACCAGCCCTCGCCGTTCTCGTTCTCCGTGGCGTACAGCACCGTATCCCCCACGAATTTGCAATAGTGCAGCACCGTCTTTTTGTTCTGCTTTTTCTTGTAATACCAGTCCACCACCACGCTTTTCTCCGTGGTGTCCACGGTGTCGTCGTACACATACTTGCTGATATCCAGCCCATTGCCGCCCAGCTTGCCCGCCAACTCAGGGTACGCCTGCTCCAAAGCGGCGTTGTCCTCCAGCTTCACATGGAACACGTTGGCGCTGTTCTGGATCTTGGTGACACCCGGCTCCCAGAAGAGATTCAGAATGTCCACCGGCTCCACGGCAATGTCGCCCAGCCCACCCAGCTTGCTGCCGTCCCAGAACACACCGTAGATGGCCGTGCCGCCGATGATCTTATCCCACCAGCCTTCGGAGTAGGTAGCCTCAAAGCCCGCCTGCTCCAGCACCACCGGCACGATGGCCGACAGCTGCCGCGCCTCCTTCACATCCCCCGGCTCACGGGGCAGAATGTTGGGGGCGGGGAAGTTGTCCATGGCGTCGGCGTGCTTGTTGGCGATAGAGTTCAGCAGCCATGCGCTCACAGGCTCCACCTGCTGCTTTTTGCTGCCCTGCCGCAGACATTCCCAGTGCCGTAGCCGGTACCACTCCTCATTGTCGATCACCCGCTGCTCCAGATTGGCCTTACCCTGTTTGTACTTCCGCAGGGTCTGAGCCGCTTCCCGCAGCTGCTCCGCACCAATGCCGATCCGCACCGGCGTGTTTTCCGTTGTCATGACTTCTTTTTCTTCCATCATTCGATCTCCTTGACCTGCATCGGTATGAACTCCGGCGCGCTCAGTACATCCTCCTTGGGAATGTCCAGCGCCGTATACATGGGATTGTCCAGATAGGGGTCGCGCTTGGGCGCCAGCCTTGGCTTGATAGGCCGCGCCATGCACATGTACCGGGTCTCATCGGCAATGTGATCCTCGCCGTCGGTGTCCACGTCCTCCACCGCGTGCTCATCGTATTGAAGCCCCGGCAGCGTCCGGATGAACGCCTTGCAGCCACGGAACACATACATCATGGCCTTGCCCGCCTCATCAAAGGCCAGCCGGTAATGCACCTGCATCCACCCCGGCAGCCGCTTGTTGTCGGCCTTGGCAAAGTACACCCTGTGCCGCGCCGCCGTCTCGGCGATGCTCTCTCCGCTCTCGGCGTCCCAGATGGCCGGGTCGGCCACACCCTGTATCTGCTTGCCCTTCAGCCACCGGTGTTCCGTCTCCACCCGATGGATCTCCGCAAACACCTTGTCCGGCGTCCACTTCACGCCGGTGTTGGCCTCACGGGTGCAGCCGTACAGCTCCAGAATGCGGTACAGCGTCCCGTCGTAGTCCACGGCCCACCACCCGCAGGAGAAAGGCCGCGCATAGCCCCAGTCGAAGCTCCGGTAGATGGTCCACTCTGGTGGCACCTCGAAGGGATCTATCACATGGGTAAAGCGGCGGTCGGCGTAGTGGTCAGGATCGTCGGCGAACTCCTCAAAGAACTGTCCCTCGAATACGTTCCAGTCGCCCTCCAGCCACGCCTTGCGCAGCTTCTCCGGCAGGGCCTCCAGCTGCTGGATGTAGTCCGGCTGTGCCGCCATCAGCGCCTTGTTGTCGGTGACGCGGCTCTGGATGAACACATAGTCCTCCGGCCTTTCGCCGCTCTCGAACCGCCGGTCGATGAACAGCCGCTTGATGTACTGGTGTCCCTGTCCGCCGGGGTTGCAGGTGTAGTACACCCGCTTGGGAAAATCGTTGACGCCCCGCAGGCAGGCGGTGATGGTTTTCATCTGGTACTCGGAGAGCTGCGTCGCCTCGTCCAGAAAGATCACGTCATACTCCGTGCCTTGCAGCCGGTCAAGGTCGCCGTCCTTGGCGCAGTAGGCGAAATTGATGGTGCTGCCGTTGGCAAAGGCCAGTATCTTGTCCTTGTCGTTATACCGTGCCACACCCAGCAGTTCAGTCCGCAGCTGCCGGATGTGGTTATTCATCAGTTCCGGGTAGGTGCGCCGCACGATCAGCAGCTTGATACCGGGATACCGCGCCGCCAGCAGCTTGGCCTTGGTGCGCACGGCCCAGCTCTTGCCGCCGCCACGGGCACCGCCGAAGCCGATATGCTTTGCTCTGGCCCGCAGAAATACCGCCTGCCGCTCGTTGGGCCGCTGAATCACAAGCTGTCTCATTGGCTGAACTCCTCCAGTTCCGCATCCATGGTCAGCTGGGCGGCATTGCTGTCCTCCTCGCTGTCCTTGCCCAGCAGGTCGATCAGCACCTTGGCCGACCTTGCATCACCGGCCATGGCTCCATCCCAAAGAGATACGATCATGGCCATCTGGTTATCAATGTCCTCCGCGTCCAGATAGCGGCGGGACAGCTTATTCCATCGGCGCTTATCCTCCACCGGCAGCGACAGATACAGGTCGGCAGCCTCTTTCAAGCTGCGTTTCCGCCGCCGTGCCGCACCGGACGCCTTTCCGCCCCTGCGCCCCAGTTCTCTTGCTTCTTCCTTGGTTCGTTCGCTGAACGGGATCAGGTTCTCCTCACCGGCCACTTGTCACCACCTCTCAATGTAACTCGCGTTTTCCCTATGTTACCAAACCCCGAACGGCAATTTCTATCCCACCACCGCAGCGCAAAAAATGGGCGGGGTTCTACCCCGCCCGTCTACCTCTCAGTCACGGCATACGCCGTTCCAGCTCCCCTTTCAGGGGAGCCAAGTTCCCGTCCCTCTTGCCTCTCCTTTTAAGGAGAGGTGGCGCGAAGCGCCGGAGAGGTCATCATTCCTCCCGGTATTTCTCATCCAGCGCGGCGCATATCTCGCAGCGCCAGTAATCGGCGCAGCAGAACAGCTCCATCTGCAAGGCGTAGTCCTGCCGCTTCTGGTAAAAGGTCTGGTTCTGGCCGCCGGGGGTCAGGCCCTCGCACACGATCCTGTCTCTGCCGTTGTCCGTCACATAGTAGGGGCACACCACATACACCTGCCGATAGCTCCCGCTTGCCATGCGCCCCACCTGCCTTTCACATTTCGCCCCACGGCCTGTCTACAGATCCATCTTCTCCGCCAGATTAAACCGCAGCGCGGTCACGATCTCATCTCTTGTCATATGCTTTCTCCTTTCTCCAACCCATCCAACGCCGCCACCAGTGCGTCCGCATGTTCCAGCGTCCGCTCCAGACGGTAGGCGCTTATGGCCCGTTCCGTCTCTTTATAGCGCCGTGCGGCATTGTCCCAGCATTTCCGCTGGAACTGATACGCGCCCTCGGCCCCGTCCAGTGCCGCCATCAGCTGCTTCTTCATGGCGCTGGCGTCGTCGCGGGAGAACACACGGTTCTTGAAGCCCCAGTACAGGGCGCGCAGGGCGATGTACTCCGTCACCTCCCGCCACGTCAGCCCCGTGGGCATCGGCTCCCCCTGCATGGCGGCCCGTTCCACTCTGGATACCTCTGCCATCACCGTACCTCCTTCGGAAGCGACAGATACCAACACAATTCCGCCACCGCCGCGTCATACCCGTGGCATACTACGGCGCGGTAGCCCTGTTCCGTCAACCTCGTCACCCACCAGCGCTGTGCCGCCGACGCTTTGCCGCTGGGCGTTTTCATCTCGATGTACAGGCCGTGGAAGCCGCCACGCGCCACCGGCAGACACAGGTCGGGGACGCCCTTCTTGACGCCCATGGCCTTGTCGGCGGCCACCTCCGCCGCGCCGCCGGTGGTCTCATTCTTGATGTGGTGCAGCAGTGCCAGTTCCGGCCACCGATCCCGTATAGAGGGCTGCATGGCCCACTTCATAACCGCCTGCTGATGCTGTCTCTCTGATGCCATCTTTATCTTCTCCCTCCGTTCATCAGCCTGTTCAGGATCTGGCTGGCCTGCCCTTTCGTCAGGCCCTCCGTGTCAAAGCCCTTGCAGCGCCGTCGGATCATGGTCAGCTGCTTGTCCGTGGCGGGATTCTTCCCCCAGCGCTTCACCTCCTGCGTGTCCCAAATGTAAGCCTGTTCCTTTCGGCGGTTACAAAGCCATACATAGCAGTTGTCCAGCGCACTCTGCATGGGCCGCTTGTCCGATGTCATGTCCCCCAGCGTAATACGGGTCATGCCCAGCTCATCCTGGGGCGACAGCACCAACCGCTCATGTCCCAGCAGCGACAGCACCATCGACCCGTCCGGCAGCTTGAACCAGTTCACGTCATGGGTCTGGTACTTCTGCTCCTTGGCCCACAGGTCTACGATCTCCACGTTCCGGATCCAGCTCTCTGGGCAGTCCGAAGCCGCCACCGCCTTCATGGGCAGCTCAAACAGCAGCCCCTCCAGCTCGTTCTGCTTGGCCTTCGGCACGTTGGTCATGTCAATGCCCAGCAGCGACGGAGCCGTGCAGATGGACGCCCGCCCCGTAATGCCCACGCAGTCGATCAGCGTCAGCCGCTCCTTGCCGGGATAGAGCCGCAAGCCCCGCCCCACCATCTGGCTGTACAGGCTGTCGGACTGGGTAGGCCGCGCGATAATCACCGTCTCCACGCGGGGAATGTCCGTCCCTTCGGTGAACACCATGCAGTTGACGATGCAGGGGATCTCTCCCGCCGTGAACCGCTCGATGATGGCCGCTCTGTCCTTTGTCTCGCCTGTCACCACCACAGCGCCGGGTATCTTCGATGCAATCTCATTGGCATGATGCACGCTGACGGCGAAGATCAGCGTGGCGCCCTTGGCGTATTTCCCGTAAGCCTCGGCAATGGCGTCCGCCGTGCCCTCCATGGCTTCGTCCAGTTCTCCCGGCGCGTAGTCTCCGGCGCGGGTATGTACGGCGCTCAGATCATAGCCGATATCCACCCGCATGCAGTAGATATCGCACAGATAGCCGTTCTGGATGCCAAACCGCAGGTCACGGGCAAAGATGATATCTGAGAACACCGTGTCCAGCCGCACCTTGTCGCCCCGGTTGGGGGTGGCGGTAAAGCCCAGCGTCAGCCGTGGCTTGAAGTAGTCCAGTATCTTCCGGTAGGTGTTGGCCGCCGCGTGGTGGGCTTCGTCCACGATGATGGTGTCAAAGGCGTCCGGCGAAAACTGTTCCAGCCGCCGCACCAGTGTCTGTACGCTGGCGCTCACCACCTCCTCGCCGTGGCTGTGCTCTCCCGCCCGCTCCACGCCGTAGCTGCAATCATAGTATTTCATCGGCTGCCGCACCAGCTCCTCCCGATGGGACAATATCAGGTTGCGGCCCTGCCGCGGTATGTTGGCAAACGTCACCGTCTTGCCCAGCCCCGTGGCCATCTGGCACAGGTACGACCCCGGCGGCTGCGCTTCTATGGTCTTGATGCACTCGCGCTGATAATCGCGCAGTTCCATGTCTTGCCTCCTATTCATATGTGTGACCGTGGGACGCTGTGGGACTGCATGTCCCACGCGCAAACCGTTGGTATCAAAGGGTTTGCGGCCATCGTGGGACTGTGGGACATAAAAACGCGATTTTTTTATGTCTTTCGCGTGTATTGTATATATTCATCCAATATACATGGTCACTCTACACACAGCCCCTTATAGGGTGTGTATGGGTGTCCCACTGTCCCACACCTTTCAAAAATGACCCGCAAACCGTTGGTAGCAAAGGCTTTGCGGGTGTGGGACACATGTCCCACGTTGTCCCACATTTACAGCGGTAATTCGTCTATTCCCTCTGTTTCTGTCTCAATGTCGGGCAGAATCAGGCAAAAGCACTCCGTCGGTACGCCGTTGATGCGTCGGGCCTTGGTGTTGTTCCGTCCCCGCGTCTCGATCAGGCACTTCTGCTTCAGCCATGATACCGTCGCGCCCACGGAGTAGCCCGCGTCCTGCAAGACCCGTTCAAATACTGACCGGATGATGTAGGCACGATAGCCCTCCAGCGCACCCAGCACGTCCATGGTCTCCGACTTGCCGATCAGCTTGTTGGAGTTCTGCGTCACCCAGTCGCAAAGGTACTTATAGGCCCGCTCACCGGCGGACACCGCCGCCTTTGACGCCAGAAACTCCGATATCTGCTCCACGGTGATGGGCTGCTCCGTTCCATCGAAGATCCAGCGGCAGGCCAGTTCATCCCCCAGCACCACCGCTGCGGCCGCCATCGCCTGCTTTTCCGTGGTATCCTGCGCCGACAGCGCCCGGAACAGCTCCTGATACCGCTCTGTGATCTCCTGCGGCACATCGTCCCCGGCGGCATACAGCTTCTCCACGAACGCCTTTCCCGCGTGGCCGAAGTTCCGCTTCACCGCGCCGGACACCCGCATACCGTCCCGGATCACCACCCGATCGGCCTTGCACTCAATGTCAATGACACGGTTTACCGCACCGGCGCCGGACGCCTGCCCCGTCAGTGGGCTTTCTCCTGTGGTCAGGATGCAGTTGTGCCATGTGGGCGTCTTGTCCACGCCGCCGGCACGGTTGCCCCTTGTGCGGCCCACGCCCTGCGCCAGCCGGTATACATCGAAGTTCGTCCGCCCCTTTGCGTCCTTTGCCAGCTGAAGCTCATCCAGACACAGCGGCAGGTTGTTCAGGAACGCGGCGGTTTTCTCCATGCCCACCACCGTCCCGTCAAAGGTCTTGACGTAGCTGCCCACGGACGGGTCGCCCCACACGCTGGCGGCCACCATCAGGGCCACCGTCTTGCCGGTGCCGCTATCCACGCCCCACAGGTGTACGAAGAAGGGCAGGCACCCCAGCGGCTGCAACAGCGGTGCGGCAAAGGACGCCGCCAGTACGATCTTGGCCGTTACCGACATGCCCCTGACCTCCGCCGCCATCTCCTTCCACTTGGCAAAGCTGCCCCGCTCATGCACCGTCTGGAACATGGCGGCAAAGTTGGCGTCGCCGTCAAAGATCAGCCCCTCCACATAGGGAGAAAAGCCCTCGCCTGCGATATAGCCGAACCGCCCGATGCTCTTGCGCTCCGGTATCAGCTCATAGTTCAGGTTTTCCAATTCGCTGATGTACTTCACGAAGGATTTTGCCGTTTCGCTGTTCACCGCGATACCGATCCCCGCCAGCTCCGTCACCTTATTGGCGCTGGCCAGCGTCCGTTTTTCCACGATGCACCGCCGCCACACAGCGCCCTTGCGGAAGGCCAGCCGCAGCTTTTCCTCGCCGGTGTCGATGTTCACCAGCCGCTCCACCGGCATCACCGGATGGGGACACGCCACACACTCCACGCCGCCGTAGGTGCGCCGTATCCCGCCGTCGTCGGCTTCCCAGTCCCCGGCGTTCAGCTCCAGCGGCTGCCCGTCAAACCGCGTGGGATTGTCGCCCACATAGATGGTTCCCCCGGCGCTGCTGGCCTTTACCGCCTTGTTGTACTCCCGGTACATCAGCTTTAATTGCCGGAAACCCAGTGACGCGGCATACCGCGACATGGCTTCTATCATCCGCTGGTGGACAAACGGATTATCTGCATACTCCGCCAGTTCCTCATAGGGTGCCGTGGTATACAGAAAATCCTCCAGCGTATAGTGCCAGTTTGGCACGATCTCTTTTTTATCCAATTCCAGCCTCCAATAACTCATCCAGCCGCGCCTCCAGCGTGGGCAGCGCTTTCAGTGCCTCCGGGTACATGGGGTGTACCCAGATGGTACCATCCTCACGCAGCACCGGCGAAAAGTATTTCACCGTGTCCCAGCACTGCCGGTATTCCTCCGCCAGCACCTGATACTCCGCGCCGCGCCGTGCTTTTTCCGCTGCCTCGGCGCGGCGCTTCTCCAGCAGCGCGGACGTTTTCTTCCTGTCCGGCGCTTCATAGGTCAGGTGCAGCCCGAAATCGCTCTCCAGCCGTAAAACCGCCTGCTGAAAGGTCAGGTCGAACAGCTTCATCACAAAATCAATGACCGACCCGCTGGCATTGCACCCAAAGCAGTGCCAGCCCCGATCCTCCGGATAGAGCTTCAGGCTCCCGTGGTTGTCCCCCGAATGGAACGGACACTTGATAAATCCGTTCCGATCCGGGGTAAAACCGTAAAGCTCCACAACCTCCCGCATGGTCAGCTGCTGCCTGATCTGCCTGCCAGCGTCAGAAAGGCAGATCCTCTTCATCCTCCACCTCGCCCCACTCGTTGGCGGACACGTTCACGCCGCCCCCGGCGCTCTTGTAGCCGCCGGAAGAAGAACCATCCTTCGGGCCGCAGAAGTGGGCCTTGTCCACCGTCAGCTTGACCGCCGACCGCTTGTTGCCCTCCTTGTCCGTATATTCCTCAGTCTCCAGCGCACCCTCCACAACGATCTCCTTGCCCTTGTGGAAGTATTTTCCGATCATCTCGCCCAGACCGCGCCATGCCGTGCAGGAAAGGAACAGCTTCTTTTCATGCTCCTTGTACGTCTCGCTCCACGCCACACGGAAGGAACACACCGCCACGCCGTTCTGTGTGGTGCGCATCTCCGGGTCGGCCACCAGCCGCCCCTGTACCATCGTCCTGTTCAGCATCAGTCCACCTCCCGGTAGTCCGTAGCGCGGCAAAGCTTTTTGGTCATGCGGCAGTAGGCGCACTTTTCACAGCGGCGCGGGGCGATCTTGCCCTCCTTGATGGCCTGATACCGTGGGGCGCGATCCTCCACCTCCGCAAGTTTGGCGGCCAGCTCACCGTCTGGGATATATTTCACGTCAATATCCGGTGCGTCCTCTTTCGTACCCACCGCCAGAAGAAACGGCAGCATGTGGCCCTCGATGGCCTGATAGATAGCGCCCTGAATGTCGTAACCGTAGAACTGGGCAAAGGAGACCTTCGTGTGCTCCTCCTCTGACCAAATGCCCTTCATGTCCCGCATGACCTTCTGATCCACCAAAGCGCCGTCGCACATGCCCATGACCTCCGCCATTTCCGGGAACCGCTCCACGATCCGGCGGCTGGTGTCGGCGTCCAGCAGGCTGTCGATTTTCACCTTGAAGGGGATGCCCGCGATCTCGCCGGTCAGGATCACCTGCTTCTTTCCGGACATCAGCAGCATATACAGCTCGTCCGCCTCCATCCGGGCGATCACATCCTGCGCGTGGACGTATTCCGCCTTCAGGCCGCCGTCCCGCTTGAATATCTCCGGGTGCTGGGCCTGAAACACCGGCAGCTCACCGGAAAAATAAGCGTCGATATAGCCGCCCACCAGCAGCGCCGTGGAAGCGGCGGGGGCGTATTCGCCCCGCACCTCCGCCAGCGCCGCCGCCTCGCAGCGGTCAAAAGCCTTGAACTGGGTAGAACCCATATAGGCCATGTTCATCTCAGGGGAGAAATAGTTCTCCGCCGTCACTACAGGCAGACCCATCACAGCACCTCCTCGGTCTCACCGGCATTCTCCGGTGTGCTCTCCACCTCCGGCTGCTCCGCAGCGGTGGCTTCCTTGCGCTTCTGAGCGCAGGCGGCGCACAGAGACACGCCGTAATGCTTGGCGGTGTAGGCCGCCAGCCAGCGGGGATCTTTGCCCATAGCCGCTTCAATGGCGCCGCCGCAATCCGCACAGGGCGGCACAGGAGCTTCCTTTTTGACTTTCGGCTTAAAGGGCCGGATACGGATACCATCCGTAAACCCGCCATCCTGCGGATCACGCACCTTGTGGTCAATATAAAGCTGGATCTGCTTGCCCACCAGCGTGTCCGCCTTTGCATCGCCAAACAGCTTACGCAGCATTTTGCGGTTGGTGGAGTTGATAATGAGCGGCCTTACCTGCATAATGCCAGGAACACGTTCTTCCTTGAAAGAAAGCACATCCTTGTTTTCCTTGCCGCGCTGGAGCGTCACCATACCGTTCCACAGGGCGTCAATGGTCAGCACCGGCTCCACATCATCGTCGATATCCTCAGCGCCGAGATATTCAGAATCACGCATCTGCCCCAGACGTTCGTCGCCGGTCAGCTTACGCAGATTATCTTTTGTCATCATAATTCAGTTACCTCCAATACATCGGAATCTGTCACACGGGTGGCGATCAGCTGCAAGCCCTTGGCCTTACACTTGGCATAGAGCTTGTCCCGGCTCTCCTTGTCCAGCCGCTCCGCGCCGTCGATCAGGATGATTTGCAGCTGTCCCGGCTTGCTGACCGTGATATCCACGCACAGCTCCAGCAGCTCACCGTCGGACAGGTTTGAAATGGGCAGGCCGTGGATCAGCGGCACACCGTTCTCTACCGTCAGCCCCTCAACGGGGATCGTTGCCGTTTCAAGGATCTTGGCGGGCAGTTCCCGCGCCAGTTCGATTTTGCGTGTCAGCTCCTGCGACTGCTCCGTAAGCGCGTCCACCTCATGCTGCATGGCCCTCATGCGCTGGTACTCATTGAGGTGCTTCCGCATGCTCTCCGCCGTATCCAGTTCCTGCTGCAAGACGGAAGTGTCCTCCGGGGCCGCTTCCGCATATTCGCTGGCCGTACCCATGTCCTTTTCCAGCTTGGCAACGGCGGTCTCATATTGGGCGTGAACAACGGCGGCACGATCCTCCCGCCGGCGCTCCAGACCGCCCAGTTCTTCCTGCGCTGCGCTGATCTCGGCCCGCAGCCGCTCGATCTGTCCGGTCAGCTCAGAGCGCTCACGGGCCAGATCCCTGTCAATGGCAGCCAGCGCCACGTCCCGTTCACCGGCGATTCCGCGCATTTTCGCGTCATAGCTGTCCCGGAAGGTCTTGGCCCGCTCAATGCGGCTGTTCCGATCCTTCAGGCGCTCCAGCTCACGGTACTTTTCGCCGATGGGGTATCTATCCCAGCGGTCAAAGTCATAGCCGGACGGGATATCTCTGGCAATGTCGGCGATAAATGCCTGTTTGTTGCGAATGTCCCGGTTCAGGTTCTGGCGGGACTGGTAGTAAATGCCATTCTCCGCCTGAATATCCGCCAGCACCTCAAGGATGTGCTTCGAGTAGTCCACGCCCTGCGGGATCTCGCCGAACTGCTCCATGATCCAGTTGGTGTCCCACGGAAATTCGATCAGCGAGAGAATCACACGGTTTTTCTCCTGCCGGGACAGTTGGGTGAACTCCACCGGGTTCAGCTGGAGCGGCGTGAAGATCTTCGACAGGAACTCCGCAGGGCGGGTCTGAAGCATGGAGCCGTCCCGCACCTTCACCGTTCCGGCAGACTTGGCGCTCATGGCCTTGCGGTCAACGGAAAGGCCGGTGTCCGTCTCAATAATGATCTCGCCCTCGTCCGCGCCTTTATGTACGACATAATCCCGGTCGGAGCGGTTGGTCAGGGCATACCGGATGGAATCCAGCACCGAGGTTTTCCCGCTGCCCTTGGGGCCAGAAATCTCCACAGAGCCGCCATCCAGCGACATATCCCGGATTCCGAACATGTTCTTGATCACGATTTTTGTTGTTTTCATTGACAAAACTCACTTTCTCCCCTATCATGGGGATAGCTTAGATTGGCTTGTGCCAGTCCCGCCCCGACGGAGTGCCAGCTCCGCCGGGGCTTTTTTTACTTACATCATCACGACCACACGGCCATCGTCGATCATATCCTTCAGCGCTTCCTCCAGATAGGCCTTGATGGTCTTGCGGGCCGCCAGCTTCCACATGCCGCCGTCCGCCTCCGTGAAGGTAATGCCCCTCTCGTCAATGCGGATCAGGAACAGGCCCTCCGGCTGCTCCACCTCCTGGAAGGTGCGGTAAGGCCGCAGTTTCACCAGCGGGCGGATGGTGCTGTTCTGCTGGAGCGAAACGCCCTTCTGTGTGACCACTGTCGTCGCCACGCCAATGTCGTTGTAGGTGACCTTCGCGCCGCAAGTGATCTGGCTCAGCAGCGTCAGGGTGTAATCACGGTCGCCGCCATCCTGAAAACGGGTCTGCAAGGCCACAGCCGCCTTGTCAAAGGCCATCTTCACCTCGCCGTCCCAGCCGGGAACGTCCTTCGCCTGTGCCTCGTAGTAGAAAATACGCGCCTCCCGCAAATCCCACTGCGGATGGCCGAAGCAGGCCACGGTCATGTGATCCTTCACGGACAGGTACAGCTTGTCCGCACTGCGATCACCACGGACGCCCTCCGTCCTGACCATCTGCACCAGTGCGTCCAGACTGTTCAGAGACAGGCAGCTCTGATAGACCGCCTCCGGGATGATCTCCCGCGCCTCGCCGTCCTTGTCTACCACATATGCCTTTCCGAGTGCATCCTTGTAGATTTCCGGCTTTGCCAGTTCCTCGATCTTCTCAATAGCTTCCTTTAACATGGTTCTTTCTCCTTTTATTCAAAATTGACCAGCTTCAAGCGGGCCGGTGCTTCCTGTTCGCTGCCGTCAACGGCAATCTGGCCGGGAATCTGCGGCACCATCTCCACCACCGTATGCTCGTCTACGGCGTACAGCATCGTGGTAGCGGGGTTGGACGGGGCCAGCGTCGTCTTGACCAGACAGTTGACCACGATGTTCTGGCGGGTGTCGTCGGGGCAAAGCTCCAGCGTGATGGTCACTTTGCGCTTTGTCTTGGCAGCTGTGTTGGGGTCGAAGATGTTTTCCATCAGGTGCGGCATTTCGTAGTCCACACGCTCCTGAAAGGCGCCCCGGCACATCTGCAAGATAGACCGCTGGGCCTCTTCTCGGTTTTCGATCTGCAAAATAATTCCTCCTTTTCAGCGGGCGTTACCCGCAAAATCATCTCTTGTGTCTGTGTTTCATGCGGGCCTTCTTCGCGGAGGCTTTCCGCTTTCCGGCGCTGGCGTCCCGCGAAGCCTCGGCGGTCGCCGCTCGGGCGGCATACACCTTGTCCCGCGCCGCCCGATACTCGGCGTACCCGTGCCGGCAGTGCAGCATGCACTCTGCGCTTCTGTCCGGGCAGTCCGGCGTACAGGGGCTTTGCGGTGTCACCTGATGTTCCAGCATCACGCTCATACCACCACCCCCTGTTTCGCCTTCAGGCGGGCTTTTTTGTACTGGTACTGCCTGTCCGCCTTGTAGCCCTCCGGGTCTGTAAGCCGGTACTGGCGCTGATACTCGCGGTTGTATTCCCGTACATGGTCGCGGTTTTTGTCTCGCCATTGGCGGTTATATGCCGACCGGTCAGGGCGCTTTTTCTCCCGCTCCCGGCGGCGCTCCTCGGTTTTCCCGTCATACCACCCCTTGTACTTGTAGCTGGCCTGATAACAGGTTGTGGAGCAGTAGTAGGTGGTGGCCTGCCGTTTCCCGTCTCGCGGCACCTGACGCACCCACGGCGTATCCGCCGTTGTAACGAAGCTCTTCCCGCAGATCCCGCAGGTGCGGAACAGCGTCAGCCGCTTGTCCACGACCTTTCGCTTTACACTCATCCCGACACCTCCCCCATCAGGTCGAACAGGGAAATGTTCATGTCCTCCCGCTCAAATTCCTGAAGGTAGCCCACGGCGTCCCGGAAATACCCGCTGTTCAATTCACAGGCAAGACCCTTTCGCCCCGCCTTGACCGCCTCCAGCGGCACCGTGCCGATCCCGCCGAAGGGATCATACACAAGGTCGCCGGGGTTGCTGTACCGGTTGATGCAGCGGTCTACAATATCCAACTGGAGAGGGCAGACGTGGAGCTGCTGGCGGCGCTGGCTCTGGGTGGTATTCAGGGTGCGCATCCGGTTGATATCGTCCCATACCTCATCCGTCCAGCTTCCGGGTGCCACCACCATGAATGTGGCGGGCAGCTTCCCGTTTTCGTCCAACTCCTTCGCCATGCGGACATGCGCGGCGTAGTCATACACCGTGCCTCGGCTGTACTTGCGGTAGGCCGCTTGGATCTTGCCGGTGTCCATGGCCATGATCTCCTCTTTCGTTACCAGCCGGTCGCCGGAGGAGCGCCAGTACCCGTGAGCGTCTATCTGCCACTGGGCGCGGGTGTATTCCTCTTTGGTCTTATGTACCGGCTCGTCGGCGTAGGCTTTGCTCCGGTCGGTGGGCAGCTTCCGGAACAAAAGAATGTACTCCGGACATCCGACGCCCATCTTGGAACCGTCCTTGCACTGCTCCGTCCAGCCCAGCCGGTACGTCTGGTTGTTCTCCCGCACCACATCCGTCACCACCGTAATCATGCCGAAATAGGCAAAGCCGTGCTGCATATAGTGCCGGATGCACATGGCGTGGAACGGCTCCATGGTGGGCATTCCCATGCCGGTGGCATTGCCGAACAGCACCCGATCCTTGACGTGGCAGCAGAACACGCGCCCCGGCTTCAGCACCCGCAGCAGGTTAGGACTGAGATAGTCCATCTGCTCAAAGAACCGGCGGGTATCCTCGTTGTGGCCGAAGTCGTTATAGCTGGGGGTGTATTCGTAATGGTTGGAAAACGGGATGGAGGTCAGGATCATGTCCACGCTGTTTTCGGCCATCCTTGCCGTTTCCTCCACGCAGTCGTTATTCACCAGCGTGTAATTTTTGCCTTTCACTTCCACGCGCTCCACTCCTATGCTTCTGGCCATGCGCTCCGTTTGGGCGGAACCGCTCAAGCCGTATTTCTGCACGATCTCCCGCATCTTGCCTTGCAGGTACTCATGCTGCTTCCATTTTTCCATCAGCACACGGTAAATAGGATCTTCCGCCGCCGTGTAAATAATGTCGATCACCACCTGCTCCGTCTGGAGGAAACGGTAAATGCGGTGTACCGCCTGAATGAAATCGTTAAATTCATAGTCGATACCGACGAAAATCGCCCTGTGGCAATGGCGCTGGAAGTTGCACCCGCTGCCGCTCAGGCTCTTCTTGGTGGCAAACAGCCGGCAGCGGCCCTCCGAGAAGTCGATCACCCGCTTCTCCCGTTCGGCATAGTCCATGCTGCCGTAGATGTCCACGGTGTCCGGCAGAGCCTTACAAATGGCGTGCCGCTCCGCCTCCAGATCGTGCCAGAGAATGAAGTGCGCTTCCGGATCACTGTCCACGATCTCTTTCGCCACGGCCACGCGCTCGTCAATGCTCTCCCGCTTCTCCCGTGACGCTTCCGCCAGCGACACCGCCGCGTCGTGCATCAGCTTGAACTGGCCGTCCCGGTCGGCATCCTCGCCATACCGGCCCCGCACGATGTGCGTCCTCACATCCAGCGGCGGCAGCGCATAGCCTGTGTCGTCATAGCCCAGGTCAGAGGGCTTCCCGATGAACAGCGCCCAGCTCGACACCCACAGCCAGAATTCGTCCTCCTTGTGGGGGTACAGCGTCAGGTTGTTGGCCTTGGTGCTGTCCCGCTGGAAAAACCGCGTCAGGGCCTGTCCCGTGTCCATGATCTCAAGATACCCGGCGTAGTGGATCAGCTCCTTGTACCGGTTGGGCGATGGGGTAGCCGTGGAAACCAGCTTGTATTTCACGCCCTGAAACTTCGGCAGAAACGTCTGGTAGGTCTTGCTGCCAAAGGAACGCAGCACAGACGCTTCATCCAGCGCCACGGCCGTGAACCGCGTGGGATCTATGTCCCCGTCCCGTACCCGCTCATAGTTGGTCATTAAGATATCTCCGGCGGCGCTGTCCACTTCCGCCATGCTGGTGATGTACTCCGGCGCCGCGTAATGCAGCAGCTCCACCGCGTCCCGTGTGAACTCCTGCCGGACGCCCAGCGGCAGCACAATCAGCGCCTTGCCGCCCTCGTGGCGCACCGCCTGATGGCAAAATTCCAGCTCCTGCACGGTCTTGCCGAGACCGAAGCTCTCAAACAGCGCCCGCCTGCCGCCCCGCAGCGCCCACAAAACAGCGGCCCGCTGGTGCGGCTTCAGCGCCGGGTTGATCTCCTCCGGTGGCAGCGTAAAGCCTGTCTCACTGGCCAGCACGATCTTGGAGCGGAGAAATTCAAGATATGTCTCCACTGCTCATCACCGCCTCCCTTCCAGCCGGTCGATCATGTGCATGAACTTCACGGCCACGGTCAGCGCCCCGATATAGATCATGATGTAGGCGATCATGCGCACACGGTCCTTTCTTCGATCCATTTGTCCAGCAACGTCTTGAAAATCTGGAACGACCGGCAGCCCTCCGCGCTGACGATGCAGATGCCGAACGGATACTGCCCCTGCTGGATGCCGTTGGCCAGCGCCGGATTGGAAATGCTCAGGCCATGCTGCCGCAGATACGCGGCGGTCTGATTCAGTGTTAATGTCTCGATCATTGGTATCTCCTTCCTGTGGTAAGGCGTTTTCATTCGTGGTCAATCGCTTCGCTAATCGCGCCGTCCACGATCTTCAGCACGATGCGGCACTCCTCATAGCTCACGGCCAGATCTGCCGTGACCAGCAGATTGAGGATCTTGCTTGCGGCTTTCATCAGGTTTGCCATGCGGGCCGGTGTGATGTAGTAGCCGCACTGCTGTATCACCCGTTCTTTCTCCGCGTTCAGCTTTTCAACTGGTGTCATGGGTATCTCCTTCCTGTGGTAAGGTGGTTTTTCTTGCAATTTCGCCGTTGTGTGCAGTAAAATGATGGCATCACTTATTCAAATCAGGAGGCCGCCATGAACACTTCCCCCATCAATGAATTTCCCGTCACCGTCCAGTGTCCGAAATCCTTCAAAAAGTATCCGGTCTGGGTTCGCGAACTGAACATAAACGGCAAGCGTCTGTTTCACGTCAACGGCTGTGACAACTGCTCCGGCGATGATTCGTGCCAGGCATGCTGCGCCGCCGTTTTCCGCAAGGTCACACAAGACCGTTGACCTGCTTCACGCACCGGATCGCCTCCCGCAGCGCGTCGGCGTACCCGTCAAACAGCAGCTTGTGCGGGATCTCCGTTGCGGTGCCGTCCGGCTCCGTCACGCCGCTTACACCAGCCATCACTCGCTCGTGATAGTGCAGCAGGCTCGTCAGGTAATGCACCGCCGCCTCTGCTCTGTCTTTCTCGTTCACTTCCTCTCACCTCCCTGCCCGCCATCGTGCGGGCTGTTTTTTTACGCCGCTCTTGCGTTTACGTAAGTTCTGGTGCAAAAAAAATGGCGTCCGCTTCGTCAGGTGTCATCCGAAGAACCATCCGGATATGCTGGATTTCCAGTCTCGTAAAATCGCTTTTCCCGCTCATCTTTCTATTAAGACTTGCGTCACTGATACCGATTTCAGAGGCTAGGCCGGAAAGTGTCATACCGGCTCCTACCACCTTTGCGCGGAACGCATTTCGATTAAACACAATCTTCACCTCCCATCCCTGTTGGCTTTAACTTGCGTTTACGTAAGCTAGTATAGCACCTGTCTTTCCGCAAGTCAATACGTAAACGCAAGCTTTTTCTTCTTTTTTGCGTTTACGTATTGCAAATGCGCTTTGCTGGTGGTAATATATGAAAAACAGGAGGTGTCGCTGTGGAAATTAAAGATATTCTAAAAAATCGGCGTACCGAACTCGGATTGACGCAGCTTGACGTGGCAAATGCCGTTGGTGTTAGCGAGGCCACCGTGTCAAGATGGGAATCTGGCGATATTGCCAACATGAAGAGAAGCCGCATCGCATCTCTTGCGAGCGTTCTCAAGATGTCTCCCTCTATTATCATGGGTTGGAATGAAGAACACGAAGCTCATATGCCCTCCAACATCATTCCCATGCCTGCCATGCGAAAGGTGCCGCTGGTTGGCTCCATTGCCTGCGGTACGCCCATTCTGGCCGAGGAGAATCTGGACGGGACTGTAGAGGCTCCCGACCACGTTCGTGCCGATTTTGCCCTCCGCTGCAAGGGCGACAGTATGATTAACGCCCGTATCTTTGACGGTGACATTGTGTACATCCGTCAGCAGGAATCCGTGGAGCATGGCGAGATCGCCGCCGTCCTGATCGGTGATGAAGCCACCCTCAAGCGCGTATACATCTATGACGACTGCATTTCTCTGGAAGCAGAAAACCCCCAGTACAAGCCCATGGTGTACCGGGGTGAGGAGATGAACAACATCCGCATTCTGGGTAAAGCCGTCGCCTTCACCAGCGTGATACGATAGAGGGACGAATTATGAGGAAAGCCATACTAATCTGCTTCATTCTCGTTATCCTGATTTCTATGTCCGGCTGCTATACCCGTGAAGATATCGACACGATTCGGTACAACGCTTGGGAAGAAGGCTATCAAGAGGGCTGGGCCGAGGGGAATATGGACGGGTATGAGCAAGGCTTTGAGGCTGGCAAAGAATCTGGTTATGACGAAGGTTCATATGACGGTTATCAAGAAGGATATGCTGACGCCCTTTATGAATACGATATAGAGGAGTAACGACTATGAGTATCGGTATCCGCATCAAACAAGCCCGAAAAAAGCGTGGCATGTCCTGCAAGGAGTTGGCCACATTGGTGGGTGTAACCCCCAGCGCCATCACCAACTATGAAAACGGCATCAGTTTTCCGAAACCGCAGGTGCTATGCGCCCTGTTCGGTGCCCTGAAGGTCGATGCAAATTTCCTCTTTCAGGATTATCTATCTTGACTAAGCGCCGCTTTCTCTCTGATGCTATGTCACGCCTCTCGCGGGCGTGTGGATTGAAATCAGGACTATTTACCTTGACCACAAACAAAAAAAGACTGCCCCGGTCTCGCACACCGGAGCAGTCGTGTAGAACATATCCGCCTTACCACAGGGAGTAGTCTACCCTTTTATGGTAGCATACCCGGAAAGGAATGTCAAATGCTTTGCAAAACTTGCAAACAGGAAATACCGGATTCGTCCGCCTTTTGCCCGTGGTGCGGGAAAAAGCAGACCGCAGCGCCCCGCAAGGCGTTGAAGCGCCCCAACGGTGCCGGAAGTGTCTATAAGCTCTCAGGCCGCCGCAAAAAGCCGTGGGCAGCCTCCAAGAACCGTGTTATCATTGGCTACTATGAAAAGAAAACCGACGCGCTGGCCGCACTGGAAAAGCTCTCCGGCAAAAGCCTTACCGAACGATATAATATGACCTTCAAGGAAGTCTTTGAGGAATGGAAGGTGGAACACTACCGCGAGATCGGCGAGAAGGGCGTTGAATCCTACGACCGCGCCTATGATGTATTCGAGCCGCTGCACGACCGGAAGTTCCGCAGCCTCCGCACCGCAGACTTTCAGGCCGTCCTTGACAAGTACATGGATAAGAGCCATTCCACGGTGAATAAATACAAGCAGCTTATTACCCAAATGTCCACATGGGCCGTGCGCGAGGAGATCTGCACCACCAACTTTGCCCGGTTTGTCAAGCTGCCGGAAAACGTCAAAAAGGAAAAAGAGATTTTCACCGCCGCCGAGATCAAAAAGCTGGAGAAGGACGGCAGCGACGCCGCCAAGATCGTCCTCATGCTCCTTGCCACCGGCATGCGCATCGGCGAGTTGTTCAGCTTGCCGTTGAAGGACTACCACAAGGATTATGTGGTGGGCGGCGAGAAAACAGAAGCCGGCCGGAATCGCATTATTCCCATCAGGCCGGAGGGAAAGCCGTACTTTGAATACTTCGCCCAGAAGGCCGATGGCGATCTGCTCCTGTCCGGCTACGAGGGGCAGAAAGTGCCCGCCAACTTCCGCCGCCGGGACTACTACCCGCTGCTGGAAAAGCTCAAGATAAAAAGAAAGACCCCCCACGCCACGCGGCACACTTACGCCACCCGCGCAGTCAAGGAAGGTCTTGCCCCTGAAATTCTTCAAAAAGTCCTCGGCCATGCCAATTATTCCACCACCGCCAATGTCTACACACACCTTGACCCGGAAACGCTGATAAACGCGGTTACTAACACGTTACTAACAAATGCCAAAAAGTCAGAAAATGAAAAAACCTCGTAACCCGCATAGTTACGAGGTTTTTCTTGGTGGAGACTGCTGGACTCGAACCAGTGACCTCCTGCGTGTGAAGCAGGCGCTC